AAAGCTGAATTGTCGTGACGGCCTGGGTCGTGACTGTCGGGGCCGTTACGCCTATTCCGCCGATGCTACATTCCCATCCGTAGCTTTCAAACTCATGATCAACGGTTGTATAGCCACACCAATTATCTGCCAGTTGGACATCTGCCCCGCCGCTATCGCTCACCTCAAGATACCCACCGTCGAAGTAAATCCCAAGATAATCGCCTGCGAATGCGGTAAGATTCAGCCCGGTAAAAATCTGCTCGGATCCAGCAGTAGCGTTTCCGATTGTCTCCGTATCAGCAGATGACGCGATGTAATAATCCCCCGAGACGTTATCAAACATGCCGATGACAATACCTGTCATATTTACAGCGGGCCATACGGAAAACCGCGTGATGACGCCATTAGCGGAGCAGGTTCCCGATCCACTGATAATGGTATTTCCGCCCACCTGGCTATTTGCGCGATTAACAACGCTTGCACCGACAAGCAACGCCATTACTGCACCTTCTTTTCAAACGTAGCGGCCCTGATCTGTTCAACGCGGGCAACGCAAATTGATTTCCGGGTAGCCGATAAATCAATCTTCACCGGCTGATTCTGGATGATCGGCCTTTCATCCTTTGCCCATTTTTCGTAGGCCATTTTCAGCGCAAGCTCCCCAATGTACATAATGTTCTCATCCGTCGCCTCTTCCGGAGTGAATTGAACAAAATGATTTACAAAAGGGTTGTTTTGCCAAACCTTCGGAAGACTGTCGATCCACTTCTGGAAATCCTCCGGCTTCCCCTTATAGCCCTCTGCCGGCGCAATCGGCACTTGAACGTGATGCTTTTCATAGCCATGATCTTCCGGGTCCAGATAAAGGCAATACCGGACCTGAATCAGCCCTTTTCGTTCGCTGCATCCTGTCGGTTCGACTTTGAAATACATGCCTTCTCCTATGGCTCGATGATAATCAATTCACAGGTCAGATCAGACGCATCCCCGTTTCCGGCCTTGACCGCCGTGACTTCGATCAGTTCACCGGGATTGATGTCATAGGCCGCCGTATTAATATAAATCTGTGATCCGTAAATAGTTGCATCCGCCGCAATGGTAAGCCCTCCCGCTAAGGTGCAGAGTTCAACGCCGTTAATCCTTACCGATGCCTGCCCATGTGTTCCGCTGTCGTGGGTTTTTGAATACATGGAAAAATAGACGGCATAACTGGTCTTGAAATTCCACGGAAGATTGCTTTTGAGGTCCGTTGAGATCAAGGCAGTATTGCTCGCATCCTCATAAAGACCGGGGATGAGGATATGTAGTTGATGTAGGGTCCCGCCGCCATAATAGAGGGCCGTTACTGACCCGCGCAGAGGGGCGCCCCGGACTGTCAGAAGTCCCGCTGCAATAACCGATACCTGCCCGTAATACGTCACGCCACCGATGGAATATTTTAAGGACATTCCGGCCTTGATTGTGGCCGTCATGTCTGTAAGCATGGTTAATTGATAGGTATTAACCGGGGCCGCCGTAAATGAGGCCGTCGGAACTTGTGCCCAAAGGCTACCACCTGCGGGAGAAACGAGCGCACCGTTTACGGATGTTGGCGTGATGATGCCGTGCGTCCCGTCTGTTCCGTGTTCCACAAGCTGATATTGGTCGTTTGCCAACAGGACATCGAACCAATCCTTTTTCGTCGCGTCGCCTATCGCCCAAGGCGCTACGGTCGTGAATGCCATAATGTCACCATATCAAAGACTTGTTAAGGGATTCCGAATCAGCCGGATCACAGTACCCGTCAGAATCACACATAAACCCTGAATCGTCCCGTTCCTGCGCCGTCGCCAGCGCCCATGTCGGCGCTGTGCTCGCCATGATAAAGCCAACATCCGAACCAAACCCGGCAAGGTCACGCGCCTTGAGATCCACGAAAAGCGGGAAGCATGAGATGTCTTTTCCGATTATTTCAAATACGCGCTCATCGTAACCCCCGGCTGTTTCAAATGGTGCGCGGGCCAGCGTGACTTTCAACTTGTCGCCGAGCGTCTTGTCTATCAGTCCGGCTTTGAGTCTGAGATTGATCACCGGCGAAGGATTGCGTGTGATCCAGTTCAACCGTTGCGCCAGCGTGTCCGCGTCGGCTTTCGATCTGAGATAGGTCGGAATAGACAGATAATCGGATAGTCCATATTTGTATTGACTTTCCAGATTTTCGGCCTCTGTATAGAGCCTCAATCCTTCCGCCTTCGATCCCATCCACGAATAACCGATCCGAACCCGGTAGTAGAGATGTGAGGTATCTTCATCAATTTCCGGCTCGTCAAGGATGTCCTCTTTTGCCAGTACCGGGAGCGACGTTGTAATTATCGGCTCCCAGGTGCGATACCTGAGAAGTCCGGCGCCGTCCTCATCAAAAAACGCAAGGTCAGACTGACAAATCTGCTCGATAACCGAAAGAGCGTCTTCCGTAGTGTCGATGAAAACATTTAGTTCCGGTGTGCTTGCCGCCTTGCTTGCCGTGAATGAGGCCGTGTTGAGATCCGTGGACGCATACCCGCATTGGTTAAGCAGGATGTCCTCGACTATCTCGGGAGCGCCTTCAATCAAAGTTCCGCCGCTGTGATAGCCCTCGAAAGCTACTTTCACGCGGGATGTCCCGACAACGAAAAGGCCGGTGTTGATCGTAAAAGTCCCGTTCGCCAAATCCTCGTTCGCGTGTGCAATGGTCTGCCAGCCCGCGCCGTTTTGATAGTCAACGTAAACCTGCGTAATGCTTTTGATCGCATGGTGCGTGCAGTCGCAGATTTTGAACTGATAGGTACTCCCTGCGTATGCAGTGTTGATGCAGGTTACAAGCGGCGCCTGAGTCTCATCATAGGCACCCCAATAATATGGGATCGGTTTTCCTGCTGCTCCTGTTTCCAGGTTCGCCCATGTCGTTGTCTTGAAATCGTTGATCGGCAGGGAACGCAGTAGCCCGAACGCCTTTGACTTGATCGTGAGCGTGTATTCCGTTTCCGTGAAGCCCGTTTCCGTGATCTGCCCGGCAAAGATGGAGGTGTATTCAGAATAAGGAAGCGAGTCCCCGCCCAACAACAGCCGGATGTTTTTGTTATTCCAGATCCATCGTTTTGAAATCTGATCGAAGAATCCCCGACCATTCAGGAGCACAACCGACCCGGAGGAAATCTGCGATGCTCCCCAATGAACCTCCTGGGATTCCTGGGAGATTGAGGGAATGCCATCTTCGGCAATGTACGGTTCATAGTACCGGGAATCAAGGACGATTCCCTTCGTGGCAAAATAGACCCAAAAGTATGCAACCACAGTATGATGATTCGGTGAGCCGTCATCCGTGGGATGGATATAGAGCAGGGAGTTTGCCGTATCATGCCAGTAGGTTCCCGCCGTTCCTTCAACCGTGGCGATGGATGTTTTTGCCGTCAGCGCCGTCCCGTCAAGTTCACAGGAGACTACGGCCTTCCGCACCGTCTCGGTTGAGGCGTCGGTAAGCGTCACGGTCTCATTGAGATAGGCTATCTCATAGGTATAGGTCTGCCCGCCGGTCAAGGTGAAATTGCTTACCAGTTCACCGGGGCGAATTTCACAGAGGAAAACCTTCTCGCTTTGAGGGGCGGCAATCAGTCCGGAAAATGTCGTTTCAGTTCCCATTATCGGGCCTCTGTGAATTCAAAATCGTATTCGTAATAAAATGGCCGCTGAATCGCCGGAACCTTCGTAAATTTCCCGTAAAGCGTCCGCTCCGCCGCTTCACTCGCATAATCAAAGGCAACGAAAAGCTCCTTCCGCGTTCCGACCGCGTTAATCATGGCCTGATACAAAACCCATTGCGCCTGAGTCTGGATAAGGCCATTCACCCTGATGATCCGATATCGTTCAATTTCATCCGCATGATCTTGCCCGCCGATAGTCGGGGAAATCAGGGAAGGATCAACAACCTCTTCCTCGTATCCCCAAGCATAATCACGGGTAGGTTCAAAGTACGATCCGACGAATAGCCGCCCAAGATTCCAGTCGCCGGGAGCATTCACCACTGAAAGGCGGTTGTATTGATAGGTCCACGCGGCGGCCAGCTTCTTTATGATTGTTCCCTTGTTTCCGCCCGGAGTAGTCGGCGCCACCCATGTCAACGTCTCCGTTTTAGCAGGAGCCCCCCATGCGTCTGCATCGTTGAATTCCATCACAAGCGTTCCCGGAGCTGCCGCCCAATCGGGATACCCTGTCAACGCAATCGCCCCGACTTCTTTTGCGGATCCGTGGTTAATGACAAGCTGTGCCGTTCCCGCCGTTCCGCCCGCCGTCTTCCAGTATTTCGTCCTGAAAGGATTCTTAAGATTCGATGCAGGGAATCCCGTAGCTTCCGAGGAGGCCGTCAACGTCGCGGAGTCAAGGAGATTGTTATAAAGGAAGAGATGATTAGACACTTGTCACCCCCCGCCTGTGAATGATCTTTTTGTTTGCTCTGGAGTTGTCATAAAGATATTGAGTGAAGACCTTTCCGTTTAGGGGGCATGTAGTATTGATGATGATCGGTTGAGATCCGCCGCCGCCCATCCGGGCTTCCCGCGCCGTCTGTACCCGCTCATCTTTGTGCAGGAGTGCCGGGAAATTATCGTAAGGAACGCGATCAAGACCGTTCCGGGCGCTGAAAGGATTCATGTTGAAGGATGACGATTTCGGGGCGATTGAGGCCATGCCGGAAGTCAACCATGATAAATCACCAGACGCCCCGGCAAAGGAAAACTTCGCCCCACCCTCACCACCCACAAGGGCTGACATGATGTAACCCATCGCCTGGTTCATTGCTATTTTCTTGGCGACTCCTCCGGCGATACTTCCAAGACTACTGCTACCCTGCCCCGCATAGCTCGCGCCCGCGTAGGCGATAATAGCGTTGAGAATAGCGGCCTCATCACCCTTGCCCTGGCCTTCGGAGATCATGGCGGCGGCCAAAGCAGAAGCGGCAGCATAATTTTCGGTTGCGGCGGCGGCGGCCATCATGATTGCAGGGGCGGCAACCTCCAGGACATCACTGAAGAATGTCCCGCCTTTGACCTGCCTTTGATCAACAATTTCCCCGCTCGGTAGAATCACCATCCCGTAGTAGCCGGGGATACGGGCATCGGCCATTGTAAAATCGATCTGTGCGCCCGATATTCCGAACCCGGATGAGGAGGAATAAAAGCCAGTAAGCGCGTCGTAAACGATCTGTTGCATGGCCGTGATGCCGGTACCTTGCGCGTATCCGGGGATATGCCCGCCGTTCTTGGCCGCGTAAATGATCGACTGCTCATGGCTCAACACCTGCCCGGAAGATGACGGAAAGATAATCTCCGGCCCTTTCTCGCCCGCCCAGAAGGGTTTCCCGGCTTCGTATGGGCCGCCGCTTGCATACCCCCTTATCGCCGGATCGAAAGCAGTAGACGCAGCTTCGGCATCCGCAAGCGAAAAGCTACTACCACCGATAAGCCCCATGACCTTATCGATGATCCCCAAAACAGATGAGGCACCGGAAGACCATTCGGCGTTGAAAATAAGTTTAATGTCGTCCATCGCCGCTTCCGTTACCATCGTTGAGATAGTATCCGTGAACGTCCGGAGCATCGAGTCAGTGAAGGTTTCAAAAACATTCTTCGCGTCAAGGGTGCCGGTCTTGATCCCGTTGAAAAGAATATCGGAGACGGCCCGGTTAGAATCCTGTGCAAAGCTCCGTATCGCGTTATAACCAGCTTCCCCAAAGGTCAAGGCTTCATCCGCAATGTCCTTATAACCGAGCTTTACGCCTTCAAAAAAGGTACTTGCCTTGATCAGTTTTTCCTTCTCAATCGCGGACATCTGCCCAAAGACATCAATTTCAACCTGCACGCGCTGATCGCCGGATTCCTTTGCCTTTCCATTTAAGGTACTGTAAAAATTTGTGGCTTTAGTGAGTTCTTCATAATAGGAATCGATAATTAATTGACCGGCCCGTTTCGCTTCAGACGCCCGCTTTTCTTCCGCTGTCTGAGCCTGCTTTCCAAGACCACTATAATAATCACGCGCTGCGCTTTGTTCATCGTAATAACTATCAATTATATCTTGCCCGGCTTTTTTTGCGGCCCGTGCCTGATCCTCCGATGCTTTTTCCGCAACGGCTACTTGCTTTTTTATGGCATCGGTGTTGTCCTTAATCGCCTCCGTATCGGAAACATGGAGCGCAACCTTTTTCTTTGTCGCCGCTGCTAATTCATTCGTTGATGCGGTCATAATTGCAAAACTGCTTGCCGCCTTACCCGCCAGTTCCTCGCTGGCCCCCATCGCTGCGGCTGCATTTGCTGCGGCTGATTTCGCGGCATCGGAATATATTTTTGCTGCGGCTCCAAATGTAGTCCATGCTTTAACCGTCATCGATGCCTGTTCAAGTTTGTAAAAACCAGCTACAGCGACAAGCACACCCGACGCTAATGTTTGAAAAGCACCAACGGCCCCTGCCGCAGCTTTAATAATCCCCTGCCCAAGCGATAACTTTAAATCTTCTACCCCCGCCGTCCACCTGTCCATTTTATCGCGTATCGTATCAACGGCGGGACCGAGTTCCGATACTTTCCCTTTGGCTGCCTCCAGAATGACGTTGAGCCGTATCTGTTGCTTTTCCGCATCCGACAGTGACTGCGTACTCCTGCCATGTGTAGCCGCAAAATCTTTATATGCCTGATCCAGATCAACGATAATGCCCATCTGTGCAAGGGTCATCGTCCTTCCGGATGCAGCCGCCACGACCATCCGATTAAATGATTCGGGTATTGTCCCGCCGATGACATCTGATAATTGTTCCGAGACTTTCGTAAACTCTATCATCTGCGTTGGAGTCAGCGAAAGGTTAAGCGCGGACGCGGCCATGTTTGCGGTATCAGCCAGAGACATCAATCCGCGCGATGCGATTTGCATACCTTCAACAATCGCTTGCCCGGTAGTTCCGTATTTTTTGCCGAGCGCATCAATGGAATTAATTCTCTCCTGGTAATCAGCCGCTACTTCTGCATAACTCCAAGCCTTCGCTACAGCAACGCCGGCAGCCGCCATGACTGCGCTTGCTGCCATCCAATGTTTTTTTAGATTATCAATAGACAACATTGATGATCCGTACTGCTGTGTGTTAAGCCTTGCTATCTCCTCATTTTTCGCCTTCTCTGCCCTGAGAATGTCATTTGCCGATACCTTAGAAGAATTCGCAATGGCGGCATAAGAATTTTCAATCTTCTGTCGCATGAGGTCAAATTCTTGCGCCGACTTGATACCGAGATTCTTGAAGTTCTTTTCGATATTCAAAGATGTCTGCGTGGCATCGGTCAGAAGTTGCTTCTGCGCCCTCGTTGCAGGAGAATAGTCAATCCCGATTTCAGCGAATATCGATCCAGACGCTTGCGCCATTACAGAAGCTCCCTTTTTGCCCCATCTAATGCCGGACGGATAAACGGACGTTTCCTCATAAACCGCGTTCCATACTCAACAAAGCGGGCATAATATACTTCACGATTGCCAGCATAAACCCGCACATTCATCTTTGGATCGCCGTGTAATCTGACGACACGGATTGTTTTTCTGAGCGCCCCCGCCTCACGTCTTGACCATTTTCCCTTTCCGGCAGGGACATCTTTCCCGACCGGAACAAGACCGCGCGCCCGGCTTGCCACCCCTTCGGCCATGACTTGTAATTTATCCATGACGTTTTTTTGCAGAGCGGCGTCAGCTTCTTTCATGTTCCATCTTACTACTCTCATCTCTTCTTTGCCTTTTGCGCTTTGGCCTTGGCCCCTGCGAATGCGCTTTTGAGCTGATCCGTCAACGTGCCTGTTGTAAGCGGTTTTTTCTTGTCGCTCCTGATCTTAAAAAACTGGCACCATTCTTCAATTTCATAAGAGTCTATGCTCTGCTCCAGTTGCCGGACAGTCATCTTTAGCTCGTATGCCAGGGAGAAAAGGAAAAATCTTATCCCCCGGCTTCGGAGTTTTTTTCGATGTTGTCCTGTTCCTCTTTGGTCATGCCGTTGATCTTCTGGGCGATAGCAAAACACCGATCAAGGGCAGCGGCGGATTTCTTTCCCAAAACTGCGATTTCGCCGTCAGAGAATAGCCGTTCGCCGTTCTCCCCGACCAGACAGCGAGCAACGAGTTTCGCCCTGAAATTCTCTCGCTTCAGGACGATTGACCCGCCCTTGGAATCGTAAATATCCGCCTCGTATGAATCACGTTCAACCCCGGACATCCGACGGATAATGACACTTCCGCCCCATTCCGGAACCTCTACCACCTGCGATTTGAGATCGTCAAAACCGATAATCTGCTCTTTCGTCAATACTGCCATTGCCTTCACTCTCCTTTTCATTAAGATGATACGCCCACGCGCCACTTACATGCGCTCGTAAGCTCCATTGTGATCGATGCCTTGACTACGTTGTCAACGCCACCCTGAACGCTGAACCCCGTCACATAGGCATCAAAATCCACCTTTGAAGGGTAGCCATCGGGAGTCGAGCCATCAGTCATCTGAATGGCAAAAATTCCCTGACGCCGATTCGCCCGGTCATCCCTTATCTTTGTATGAAGGTCAGTTGAGGAAGAGGATAACAGGACTTCCATTGATACCTGGCCCTCATCTCTAAGGCCGATCATCTTTTCCTTTGCCGTGCTGTCCATCGTTGTCACATCTATGACGCCTGCGGACCCGGAAGGCCCGGAAAAGGAAATGACAGCCCCGATCTTCTCCATCTTGATCCCCTGGAGTGATAGACCAGTGGCATCCTCTGCGGTTGCGGTTTCATAGAATCCAATTACGGACCCTTCCGCCGATATCGACTTGATTGTGAATATCTGACCGA